TGAATGAAGATGGCGTCTAACGACGCTTCCGTTGCTAGTAGCAGCACTACAACTGCCACAAACAACGACAAAACCCCCACCAACACTGGGGGTGTCTTCTCCAACCTGAGGGTTGGAATTAAGAAGGCCCTCAATTCAAAACAGGGGCCACTGGAGCTTAGGGATGGCTCCAATACCAGACCTCCCGATATCCAACACAGTGAGGGCCAGGTTCGGTTTAATGCCAAGGACGAAACAGTCCAAGGGATCCCGGACCTAACAACGGCGCCGATACCCACCATCCGGCAGGCCAAGTGTGTCCCTCCCATGTCAGAGAGAGAGGTTCGTGTGGCCCAAGAACCACAAACCGGGTCACTGCTGGAGATGTACGATGGGTCTTTCTACCACTACGCCATTTACATTGAAAATGGATTGGTGGCTGGTATAAATCGACCCTCTAAGGCCCTAACAACTGCCACTGTTGATGTTGAGCCCATAGGATTGTGGTGGCGGGTGGTCTACACCCCGCCATTCTCTGTCTCTACCTCAGCACTGTACCACCTCCAAGGGGAAAAGTTCCCTTATAATGCTTTTGACAACAACTGTTACAACTTCTGTTGCCAAGTTTTGGAACTCGACGACTGCTGGATGAGAAGGCGGTATGTACAGAGGACGTCGGGTTTCTTCGACCCATACCAGAGCTGGAACCCAAAGCCGTCGCAGTACACAGCTGACTCAAAACTGGAGAGAGTGGGCGACGCCCTCCTCACCGCCTTAGGAGCCTTGTTCTCAAAACCCATTAAGAACATAGTTGGTAAACTCAAACCATTGAATTTCTTGAACTTATTGTCGGCCTGCGATTGGACATTCGCTGGCATTGTGGAGACGGCGATCTTAATAGCAGAACTGTTTGATATCTACTGGGATCCGCCTGATGTCACTAACTTCTTGATGCCTCTGCTAGATGACTTTGAACTCCAAGGACCAGAAGACGTGGCAGCTGAGATAGTCCCGATAATATTAGGTGGCATAGGAATGGTGGTGGGGTTCACAGCAGAGAAAGCTGGTCGCCTTTTGTCGTCTGCGGCTGCCACTCTGAGAGCCACTAAAGAACTCGGCAACTATGGACTGGAGATTGTTAAATTAATCATGAAGTGGTTCTTCCCAAAGAAGGAAAGTGACATGAATTCCATGGTCAGGAATATTGAAGATGCTGTGCTGGACCTAGAGTCTGTAGAGAACAACCATATCACGCACCTTCTTAAGGACAAAGAAAACATGGCCATCTTTCTGCGGACACTAGATCTAGAGGAAGAGAAAGCCAGAAAACTCTCCACCAAGGCGGCTTCTCCTGACATAGTCTCATCTGTGAACGCCCTCCTGGCGCGGATAGCCGCAGTTAGGTCACTGGCTTTTAAAGCCAAAGAGGAGATGTGTGCCAGACAAAGGCCTGTGGTTGTAATGATATCAGGGAGGCCAGGCATAGGGAAGACTCACTATGCCAGAGATCTTGCTTCCCGCATCTCAAAACTGCTCACCACTGATGGAAGGGTCGGTCTTGTCCCCCGTAACGGGGTTGATCACTGGGACGCCTATAGAGGAGAACCAGTGGTAGTTTGGGATGATTATGGTATGGGTAACATCGTGAAGGACGCAATGATGTTACAAGAGTTGGCGGACACTTGCCCGGTCACCCTGAATTGTGACCGAATAGAGAACAAGGGCAAGATGTTTGAGAGCGATGTCATCGTTCTCACCACCAATTCACCAAACCCAACACCCATGGATTATGTCAACATGGAGGCTGTTGCCAGGAGAGTTGACTTCTTGGTCTATGCGGATTCCCCGGAGATCGAGAAAGCCAAGAGGGATTTCCCAGGAGATCCCAAGGCCTGGAAACCACACTTCAAGGATGATCACTCACATCTCAACCTCTTGCTGGCCCCCCAGGGAGGCTTTGATCGGAACGGCAACACACCCCATGGGAAGGGGCAGGTCAAGAACATAACACCAAATGGTCTCGTTGCCCGTGCAGTCGCATTAGCAGTGGAAAGGAGGGACGACTTCCAGCTCCAGGGGGGAGAGCCGCAGACCTATAATTTTGACTCCTCCCAAGTTGCAGCCTTCAGGAAACTGGCAGCAGACAACAAGTACGGCCTTGCTGAGACTCTTCGCGTTGGGAACAAACTGAGGAGTGTAACCACCATTGAAGGTTTTAAGAAGGCTGTTGGAGATGTCAAATTTAAGAAGTGCAGGATCATCTGGAAGGGCGTGACCTACGATCTAGAGTCAGATGGGAAGGGCTCTGTTAAGATCGACAGAGTGCAGTCTCAGATGGTCCAGACAACCGGCGAGATACACCAGGCAGTCCTGCGGCTGCGACAGGCCAGAGTCAGATACTATGTCATGACCGCCCAGAATGTCGTCTATGGGCTACTTCAAGCCGCAGGTGCGGCGTTTGTCCTGAACAGGATATTCAGGAGAGCCGAGAACCCCTTTTCTCGCATGATCAAGGTCGAAGGGGAGGATGATGACCCCCACGCCGCCCCACCCGTGCCAACAACTCCTAAAGTTGAGATAGTCCAGGCTGATATTGAGGAGGAGGGCAAGAAGAAAGGAAAGAATAAACAGGGGCGCGGTCGCAAGCATACCGCGTTCTCGTCTAAAGGCCTCAGTGATGAAGAGTATGAGGAATTCAAACAAATAAGAGAAGAAAGGGGTGGCAAATATTCCATACAGGAGTATTTGGAAGACCGCGACCGGTTCGAAGAAGAGGTCGCTTATGCCCAAGCTTGTGGTGGTGACTGTGACGACATCGAGATAGGCCGCATCAGAAATTCCATCTTTCGCCCCAGCAGGAAACAGAGGAAAGAGGAGAGAGTTAAACTTGGTCTGGTGACTGGAACTGAGATCAGGAAAAGAAAGCCAGATGACTTCCAACCTAAAGGAAAACTGTGGGCTGATGATGACAGAACTGTGGATTACCATGAAAAGCTAGACTTTGAAGCCCCTGCATCCATCTGGGCACGAGTGGTGCAGCTTGGGACAGGATGGGGATTTTGGGTATCACCCAATCTCCTCATAACATCGACACACGTCATCCCCAAAGGGGTCGAGGAACTTTTCGGAGTCCCAATCCAGCAAGTCCAGGTGCACAAATGTGGTGAATTCACCCGCTTGAGGTTTCCAAAAATGATCAGGCCTGATGTTTCTGGAATGATACTGGAAGATGGCGCCCCAGAGGGGGTGGTTTGCAGTATACTGGTCAAGAGGCCAACAGGGGAATGCTTGCCCTTGGCAGTCAGAATGGGCACCCAAGCTACAATGAAAATTCAAGGTAAGGTGGTTTCAGGCCAGTTGGGCATGCTACTCACAGGGTCCAACGCTAAGAACATGGACCTAGGAACAACCCCTGGAGACTGTGGATGTCCCTATGTGTACAAAAGAGGCAACGACTACATAGTCGTTGGAGTGCACACCGCGGCTGGACGTGGAGGGAACACAGTCATTTGCGCCGTTCAGACGAGTGATGGAGAGGCGGTGCTGGAAGGGAATTCTGACAATGGAACATACTGTGGGGCACCCATTGTCTCAAAGGGGCGAGCCCCTCAACTTTCAACTAAAACAAAATTCTGGAGGAGCTCAGTTGAACCATTACCACCTGGTACCTATGAGCCTGCTTACCTTGGAGGTCGCGACCCTAGGGTTAACGACGGGCCATCACTTTACCAGGTTATGAGAGACCAACTTAAACATTTCACAGCTCCTCGTGGGCGCCCTGTAAAGCCACACTTGCTCCAGGCTGCTGTCAAGACAATTGAGAACACGCTTGAACAGACCATAGATCCGCCCCAGCCATGGAGCTATTCCCAAGCATGCCAGTCGCTAGACAAGTCAACGTCGAGTGGCTGGCCCCATCACGTCCAGAAGAATACACACTGGAATGGTGAGTCATTCACAGGCCCCCTGGCTGATCAGGCTAGCAGGGCGAACCTTATGTATGAACAGGCAAAGTCCATGACACCTCAGTACACAGCAGCACTCAAAGATGAACTAGTAAAACCTGAGAAAGTGTATAGCAAGGTTAAGAAACGGCTCCTGTGGGGAGCTGATCTAGGCACTATGGTGAGGTGTGCTAGAGCGTTTGGACCATTCACAGACGCGATTAAGAAATGCTGTGTCTCCCTGCCAATTAAGGTCGGGCTTAACATCAATGAGGAGGGACCAATTGTGTTTGAGAAGCATTCCCAGTATGAGTTCCACTACGATGCAGACTACTCACGCTGGGATTCCACTCAACAGAGAGAGGTTTTGGCCGCAGCACTGGGGATTATGACAAAGTTCACAGCTGAGCCACACTTGGCCGCGGTGGTGGCAGAAGACCTCCTGGCGCCCAGCATGCTGGATGTGGGAGATTATGTGGTTCAAGTCAATGAGGGCTTACCATCTGGGGTTCCCTGTACATCACAGTTAAACAGCATGGCACACTGGATCCTCACCTTAACATCGCTGGCAGAGGCCACAGGCTTGGACCCAGATATCATTCAAGCAAATAGCTACTTCTCATTTTATGGTGATGATGAGATAGTGTCAACTGATGTCAAATTCAACCCCGAGGTCCTGACGTTGAAGCTGAAGGCTGTCGGCCTGGTCCCAACGAGGCCAGACAAAACAGAAGGACCACTCATTGTCTCCAGAAAACTGGAGGGCCTCACCTTTTTGAGGAGAACAATAACCAGAGATAAGGCGGGACTCTTTGGAAAGCTGGACAAGGATTCCATCTTGAGACAGTTGTACTGGACCAAGGGACCCAACCACCAAGACCCGTCAGAGAGCATGTTGCCACACCAGAACCGGGCTACCCAGTTGATGGCTCTTCTAGGCGAGTCTGCATTGCATGGCCAAAATTTTTACAAGAAGGTGAGTGGCATGGTCATCAAGGAGATAAAGAACGGAGGACATGAGTTCTACGTGCCCAAGTTTGAGTCCATGTACAAGTGGATGCGCTTCTCGGACTTGAGCACTTGGGAGGGCGATCGCGATCTTGCTCCCGATTATGTGAATGAAGATGGCGTCGAATGACGCTCCTCCATCATCTGATGGAGCCGGTAACCTCGTTCCAGAGAGTCATCAAGAGGTTTTACCGCTTGCTCCCGTCGCGGGTGCTGAACTAGCAGCGCCTGTGGTTGGGCAAACTAATATAATTGACCCCTGGATTAAAGAAAACTTTGTTCAAGCTCCCCAAGGTGAATTTACTGTTTCTCCAAAGAATGCCCCTGGTGAAATTTTGGTCAACCTGGAACTTGGGCCAAATTTGAATCCTTACCTAGAACATTTGTCTAGAATGTACAATGCTTATGCTGGTGGGATAGAGGTTGAGATTATCCTTGCAGGCAATGCCTTCACCGCTGGAAAGATTCTAATTGCGGCAGTCCCCCCAAATTTCCCAGTTGAGAGTGTGTCAGCATCACAAGCCACCCAATTCCCTCATGCAATTGTGGATGTTAGGACACTTGAACCCGTTCGGCTCCCTCTCCCAGATGTGCGATCTAATTTCTTCCACTATACTACCAAGGATGAACCCAAGATGAGATTAGTGATTTGGCTGTATACCCCTTTGAGAACAAATGGTAGCGGAGACGACTCTTTCACCGTCTCTGGGAGATTGCTGACCCGCCCGTCAATGGACTTCCAATTTTCTTTTCTGGTCCCCCCTACAGTGGAAACCAAAACTGTTCTGTTCACAGTCCCTGGTCTCACCCCCCAGGAGATGAGCAACTCAAGATGGCCCGCCCAGATATCTGGTATGGTGGTGCGCGGTAATGAGCCACAAGTGGTTCAGTTCCAGAATGGTCGCTGCCATACCGATGGCACGCTATTGGGGACCACCACTGTGAGTGAACAGTGCATCGCTGGCTTTGTTGGCACCTCAACGAACACTAGGTCAGCCACTGGTTCCACTACAGAGACTAGGACAGGTGATACAGATCTGTGGCTGCGGCTTGAAGAGCCGAATGGGCAACCCTATGACATCTTTGGAGACCAACCTGCCCCTCTAGGAACACCCGATTTCCGGGCAGTGATAGTAGGGTTTGCATCTAGACCACAGACACAGGGATCATATATGAATGAAGCCTATGTCAACACTGTGGACTCCCACTTCGCCCCAGCCACAGGGAATACCAAGATCATCCTGAGAAGGGGCGGAACAGGACACGTGGGAGGAGGACATCTCTGGAAATTCAGACCTTTTGGAGTGGAGGGAGGCGAAGGCAGAGTCAGTTACCAGGAATATGTATTGCCCAACTATTCAGGAGCCACTGCCTCCAATCATAACCTCGCCCCTCCCGTTGCCCCAAGAATGCCTGGTGAGTTACTGCTCCTGTTTGAGTCCGATATGCCGGTGTGGGACGATGGACATGGAGCTGCACCGGCTCAGAAGATTCACTGCTTATTGCCACAACAATTTATCACCCATTTCTTTGATAGCCAGGCACCAGCACTGGCGGAGGCCGCACTCCTCCGGTACGTGCATCCCGATAGTAGCCGAGTCTTGTTTGAGACAAAGCTCTATAGGGAGGGCTTCATGGTGGTGTCGGCCCCAACTGGTAGGTTTGATTTTCCCCTTGATGGCTATTTTAGGTTTGATTCCTGGGTTAATTCTTTCTATGTGCTTTCCCCCGTGGGAAGTGGCCAAGGCCGCCGGGGTAGATCCAAGGTGGTATAATGGCTGCTAACATCTTTGCTGGTATTGCTGGGGATATTCTGGGCTCTACGGTTTCCGGCTTAGTCAATGCCGGCGCCAATGCAATAAATCAGGGTGTGGAATTTGGTTTTAATCAGGCCCTTCAGGAGAATTCTTTTAGACATGATAGGGATATGCTTGAAAGACAGGTTGCAGCCACCCGGCAGCTACAGAGTGACCTCATTGCCGTGCGCGAGCAGGCCTTGCGCCGCGGAGGCTTCTCTGATGCAGATGCCGCTAGAGGAGCTGTGGGAGGTCCCATGACAAAATTGGTTGACTGGAATGGGACGCGTCTTGCCGCCCCGGGGGCCATGCACACCACAGCATACTCCGGGAGGTTCATCAGCGCACCCCAAAGGACACCCCATACTTATGGAACATCTAAGACCCAACAAACAAGCACTGGGACTCCCCTCCAAAGTGACACTTCTTCGGTGGTGTCACAACCTACAACTTCTACGTCCTTGTCTAGGACGCGAACCCAATCATGGGTCTCGGAACAACAGAGGTTGCAGCCCTTCCACCCCAACGCTCTGCAACTCACATGGGGATCTGTCCCAAGCTCCAGTGGTAGCAGTGTTAGATCAGCATCCACTGTCAGTGGCACAGTTCTTGATTCTTGGACCCCTGCCTTTAATTTGAAACATCAGCCGTTGTTTGCCCGATTCCATCCCCGTGGGGCAAGTAACGTGTAA